CCATCGACAGCTCGATAAGCTTGTCGGCGGGATCGCTCGACGCGAAGTCGCCGTTCTGACCCGTTGCGACGTGCTGGAAGGTGCCCCAGGGGCGCGTTTTGTCGCCAGTGGCCGCAGTTCCATACGCGAACAGCCCTTTGGGCTTCACCACACCGCTACCGTTGATGAAGGCGTCCGATTCGAGTTCAAGGAAGGCGTCAGCGACCTTATCCGCCAGCCATGCCTCGATATCGATCGCCGCATCCTCGAGAAGCGTCTGCGTGGTATCGGGGTACGCGTACATCTCTTCCGCGACGATGCGGTCCTTACCCACCTCGGGGGTAGCGGTCTTCGGGCGCGCCTGCGTTTCGCCCGTCCATCCAGCCACCGCTCGCCCTCGATCCACCAGGCCCTCGATCGCCATCGTCGAAATGGTCACTTGCGACGCCAGCGACCGAATGACGGACTCATTCTCCAAGCGCTTGACGACACTGTTCACGACCGCCGGTGGCATCAGGTATCCGCCGTCGGTGTCGATGCCCGTTTGCATCGACTTCCGCTCTTCGTCCGACAGAAGATCGATAATCCCCTGCTTGCGAACGAAGGTGCCGAACGCGGACTTGTACGACTCGAGCTCGTCTGCGCTCGCGAGCCGGCACCGTGCCCCAGGGTAGGATCGAAACGACTTCAGTTCGACCTCACGTGCGGTGTTGTCACCGCCGTTGCCGGGCCGATTCGCGAGCTTGATCTCGTCGATGATCTTGGACTGCTTCTCTTCAAGACCCACGATCGCATCGTTGATCTTTGCCAGCTTCGCCTCGACATCCGACAGCGCTTTGCCGTCGGCCTTGGCCTCGATCTTCTGATCGTTGGCCTTCTTGAACTCTTCAAACGCACGGTTGGTCTCTTCGTGCAGGCGCTTCACTTCGGAGATATCCGACATATCAGGCTCCAGAGATGATGAAGCCGCCCGGAGGCGGCTTGTACGTGGGATTTGGCGGTTACGAGAGCAAAAGCTCGATGAGCCGCCGTTGACGGCACGTGATCGCGGAAAGCTCTTCCTCGTCCCCCTCATCCCGAGGGCCGGCGATTCCGGCATATCCACGTTGCGCGACGGCTTCAGCCTCCGCGCGTGAAAGGCCCGCTTCATCCCGAAGCAGGGCCTCGAATTCGCGAATCGTTGGAATGCCCTTGACGCCGCTCACCCGCGCGCGGCGGTTCGCCGGAAACGTCACCAGCGAGATCTCCAGCAAGTCGATGCGCTTGATGCGGCGGCGCGGATCTTCGGGCTTCGAGCGCGGCTCGGACTCCTTGACGATGAAGCTGATCGACAGGCCGTTGATCGCCGGCCGCGGCTCCATGCGCATCAGCGTGTACAGGTCGCGACCACGCGGCGTGTCGGCCAGTTGCCCCTTAACGCGCAGCCCAAGCGTGTTCTCGCTCATCTCCATCCACACGCCAACCGGCGTCAGGTCGTCGGCGCTGATTCCCCAGCCGCCATGCTGCGAGAGCATCGCCGGCCAGGGCTGCTTGCCGGACTGCGCTTCCTCGAGGTACTGCTTGAACGACCCCGGCATGATCACGTCGCCATACGAATCGACGTTGTTGAAGGCCGCGCCGTAGCCCTCGAAGGTCATTGCCTTCGCGGCACCCTCGCCGGGGTCAAACTTCAGTTCCGACAGGCTCAGATTTAGGCGTTCCATCATCCTCAGTCCCTTCCGGGTCGGGGTCGGTCGGATCGACCATGTTCAGCGGCACTCGGAACTGCTCGCCCCCTTCGTAGGGGTTCATGTCCTCGAGTTCGCGAATCTCGTTCGGGTTCAGCGCGCCGACGTTGTAGAGCTTCGTGTAGAAGTCGGCGCGATCCTTCACCGAGCCGCGCAGCATCGCGTTGGTGAAGAACTTGAAGTACAGGCCATCGGCCCGCTGCTCCTGCGTCAGTAGGCGGACCGTGGCGCTTTTCTCCAGCCGCCGATACCACGGCCCCATCGTGTGGGTCAGGTGCGCCAGGAACATCTGCTCGGCACTGGCGTAGGTGCTGGCCTTGTCGCTGTAACCGACCATGATCGGCATCACGCCGAAGCCGCGGCAGATCTCCTCGATCTGAAACTTTCGGTTCTCGATCAGCTGCGCGACGTCGTTCGGCGACACCAGCGGCTGGAACTTGTACTCGGCGCCACCCAGGACGGCGATTCCGATGCGCTCGCGCTCGTTCGTGGCGGTATCGCCTCGAATGGCGCTCACGAAGTTCTTTCGGTTCTGCTCGCGCTGCTCGGGGTTGAGCGACGCGGCGGTGCTGAGAACCCCGCGCATGACCACGCCATCGCTGAACGAGTTGGTCGCGTGCTCTTCGGTGGCCAGCGCAAGGCCGATCGCGTCGCGCGCCAGGCTTGCCGCCCCAAGACCTGCGAAGTTCCGCCACGCCAGTCCTCGCAGGTGCCACATCGACCGTCTTGGAACCTCTTCGCGCTTACCGTCGTCGAACGTGACGAAGTAGCGAACGCCGAATGCCCCTTCCTTGCGAACCTCGACCTGTGACGGCACCAACGGGATGATCTCTCGCACCTCTCCGCCGACGCGGTTGACGAACGCGTATGCGTTCCCGCTGAGCGCGAGATGCATCCCGAGCATGTCCCAGAACTCCGGCGCCGTTTGCCACTCGTTCGGCGCGTCCTCAAGCAGCGAGTACAGAGAGTTTCCGGTGGCCGCCGTGCGCGTCACGCCGTCGGTACGCATCAGCCGGAAGGGGATCTGCGACAGTCCCTGCGCGATCACGCGAGCGCATGCCAGCGCCACCGTGCATTGCAGCGCCACCTCGGGCGTGATTGCGATGCCAGCCTTCGACAATCGGCTTCCGTACAGCTCGCGGAACAGCTCGAGCGTGCCGTCGCCGGCGGACTTTCGCCCCCAGCGCCAGAACTTCCAGTCGGCCACTTACCAGACCTCGGCCGTCAGTTGCGCGTCGGCTTCGCGCACGCCTGTCGACACCGCCACCGAGAACGCATTGCCCAGCGCCGACATCGCGTCAATGCGCCCCGTCTGCGTGGCTTTCTCGAACTTGCGCCCGCCCGATGAGTCTCTGTGGACTCGTGCATTCGCCGCGCACATCGTCAGCACCGGATGCATGCCATGTCGAACCCTCCCTTCCATCAGCTCGCCCTCCATCAGATCCAGGGCTGGGTCCATCGATTTCGTGGTTTGCGCGACCTGGTGAAACGTCTCGAGAAACGTCTCGCCGGCGCCTTGCCGCTGAAGCGCGGCCAGCAGGATGTCCATGCGCCAGCGGTCGTAGCCGGCGGCCGTCCAGTTCGTTGACGCCGACAGGCCCATCAGGAACTCGGCGACATAGTCGTAGTCGACCGTGCCGCCCGGCGTCGCGATCAGGTGCCCCTGCTCGACCCAGACGTCGTACGGTTTGCGATCGCGCCGCGCGCGTTCGTGCAGACCCTGCAGCGGCGTGAAGCAGTACGGCCGGATGTGCCATTCGCCCCGGTATCGCGCCGCCAGCACCACGGCCGTCAAGTCGGTGCGCGCCGACAGGTCGATGCCGGCGTACACATCGCCCTCGGCGAATGCCTCGTCGAGCGGCGCCTTCCCGTTCGCTTTCCAGACCGAGAGCGACACGAACGGGCTGGTTGCCTCGACGCGCTGGTTCAGCACCAGGTTGCGATAGCCCGCCTCCATCGAGGGCATACGCTTGGCATCGCTGGCCTGGCGCTGCACCTCGACCTTGTTCATGAACACGTCGTAGTGCGGATTCGCCTTCCGGATCGTGTCTTCGTCGAACGGGTCTGCATCCAGCGGCGCGACGTACAGCTCGACCTTGATGCGCGGATCGGCGCCGGACAGGGCGTCGTCAATCAGCACCGACAGCAGATCGGCATCACTGGCCGCCTGCGTACTGATGACGATCGAAAGCGGTTCTTCCTGCGCGGCCGACGCCGTTTCCAGGGCCTCGTACAGCTGCGATCGAGGCCCGCGCACCTGCCCCAGCTCGTCGTGAATCACCAGCACCGGCGACTTGCCGTAGGCCGTGGCCGCCTCGGCGCTCATCGCCTTGTAGACCGCGCCCAGCTCGGGGCAGACCAACTGTTTGAGCGTGTCGCGCACGATCACGCAGGCCGACAGCTCCTGCGACATACGGACCATCTTGGCGGCCAGATCGAAGAGCACCGCGGCCTGGTCCTGCGACTGCGCGGCGCTGAGGATCTGACTGTTCGGCTTCACCTCGGGGCCGCACAGGTGCAGCAACAAGATGAACGCGCTGAAGGCGGTTTTCGCGTTCTTCCGGCCCATCGACAGAATGAACGTCCGCGTCGGGCTGTCGTAGATGCGATGCAGCCAGCGCTTCTGGTCCGGACTCAACTTCACCGGCCTGCCGACTAGGCGCCCCTCCGGAACCCTGCAGTACGCCTCGATCCAGGCGATGTTTCGGCCGGCGCGCGTCAGCTTGCGGGCAGTTCCCACGGCTTACGTTGCTTCGCCGGCTGGTTGCGCAGCTCGCGCGCCACCGTCTCAGGGTGATCCACGGCCTGCCGCGTGATGCGCAGGCGCGTCGCCAGTGACGATGCGGCGCGGCCCTCACGCTCCGACATCGCTAGCAGGCGGTCGTAGCGTTTAAGGCCGTCCTCGTCGGCCAGCCATGAGCGCTCGAACGCCAGCAGTTCCTCGGCGATCACCCGGGCATTCACCACGTGCCGGCAGTACAACTCAAGCAGCGGCGCGTGCGTCGCGGAGAATGCGGTCGCCGGCTGGTCGTTCACGACCTGCAGCCATACCGCGCGCTCGGCATCGCTGATGTGCGTAGGCGCAGGCAGACGGGCATGGGCCACAGGCGCCACAATGGCCACCTCCTGTGCCGATGCCGACCTCCTGCCTCGTGTACCCATTTTTTTCTGTCAGCCTTGTCCGAAAAAACGTCCGGGTTTATGAAACGAAAGGGAAAGGCGCCGGTCCAGTCCCGACG